GCTAAAATAGCAGCTGCAAGGGCATTGTCGTTGTCACCCCTGTCGCAACAAATAATTTTTTCTGCTTCCATATTATTGATGTTTTTTGGTTATATCCGGGTTATCCCGGACACCACAAACATCGCCATAAGTGCATTGCTAATTAAATAGTTGTTTGCTAAGTCGTTGCGACTTTCTTGCTAATTCTTTGACAGGCTTTTTCACTCTTCTACCAACTCATCCTTCACCCCGCTTAACACGCTGCGCAAATAGTAGCTCCTTTTTATCCGATCGGGATAGATGTTCTTTATCCGGTTAACAGCCTGCCGTGTCATTCCCGTAAGTATCGCTATGGTTCCATCGCTGTATTTGTGTTCTGTCAAGATAGCTATGACGATTCCCCGACCGTCCACGTTCTTTTCTTTGTTACTCGATAGCAGCATTGCCGGATCGGTCCCTATCGCCCGGCAAACGGCCATCACCACTTTTTTGTAATAAATTTCCACCCGTTGCATAAACTTTTTTGATATTGGTTTGTTATACATACAGAGAGCCGGGCATAAAAAAGCACGGCCGAAAGATTTAGAGCCTTCCAGCCGTGCAACGCAATTTAAAAAACTACTTCCCAGGTCGTTTTTAAATTTTGGTTTGGAAGGCTTTCTTTTTCCTTCCATTTCGAAGCGATCCTCACGGACGGCCCCGGATTATGAACAAATAGCTTATACTACCAAATCCTATAATAACCGCCTACCCCAACGTACGGGGATAGCCCGTTTTTGCCAATCCCGTAACCGGCGGTTATACCGATCCCAAAACGGCGGGACGGCTGCTTTTGGGTTACGGACAATGTCTTTCGGAAAATATGGATGCTGTCAAGAGCAGGGTTGTATCCCGATACCCATGCGCGGTAATCATCCGTCTGGTATTCTTTTTGCGTGATCCGGATCGGGACGATTACGGGTTCCCGGACTGTGTCGCCCGCCAAAGTGATATAAACGGGGAACAGTTCCGGCACTTCCTGGATCACGGTTTCATAGACAGGATAAGGGATGCTGTCCCGGATCGTGTCACATATAACTAACGTGTCGTTTTTTCCGACAAGTCCGCTTCCTGCCTTATTCGTGTGCCGGCCAGCCCAAAAGCAGAATGCACAGAGAGTCAAAAGTAATATGGCGTGCCAAGGCTTCATTGTCTACAGTTTTTCTTTTTATATCCGTATTTAGATACCGCCCGGATATAAAAAAGGCGGCCAAACCATAAATGATGGGATAGCCGCCAAAGTTCTCAGAAGCGAAAGAACGACACTATAGATTGATAGCCAATAATTCTTCTCCTAATTTATGTAACGCTTTTTCCAGCTTTAACGATTGTTCAGGCCTGGGATTTCTAAGCCCAGATGCGTAATGCCACAATTGCTTTTGATTAATGCCGGTTATACGTTCAAGTCCAGACTTTGTAAACAAGTTCGAATAAAAGTCCAATACCGATCTTACATCCATCTTAAAGATAAGCTCATAATCACCTTTAAGGGCTTCCGGCATTTCTCCTCCAAACTCTTTGCATTCTTCTTTAAGGACCTCGATAGAATCGATAATGCCTTTTTTTATCTCATCTACGCTTTTCCCTACTGCAAATATACCATCAATTCCTTCCAAGTAAGCAGAGTAATTATTCTCTGCCCTCTCGATGATAACTACAACTGGTTTCATTTGTTTTTCTTTATTTATTACGTTAATCGTTATTCTTTCTGTTTACCACCGAAGAATAGCAGGGTTGGCTAATCTTACCCTGCCGTTCTTGGGTGATCAAAACACTAATCCAATTCCGATTCCGAAATACCGGCCTGTTTTAGTATTGATTTCAATGTGCCGATTGCTAAGTCATCATTCAACCCTCCCGGAACCGGAATAGGCCTGGGTTCTCCATCTTTCCGGAATATCCGATGATCACCTCGCATTCTTACATTAATCCACCCTTTCGCTTCTAAAACGGATATTACCGCCTTTACTTTTGCTGTCTTCATTCAAGAAAAAGTTTAATTAAACGAAATAGCCTCTCTTGGCTACATGGATAACGGCACAAAGATAACTATTTTTCTATCATTAGCAAAAGAAAAGATAACTATTTTTCTACCAATATAGCAACTATCCCACCATGTCAAAGAACTCTTTGCCTTTTATACGTAGGCAACACGCATATCATAACAAATTCCACCCTTCAATAACATCCGCCATATCAGCTTCTCTTCCATTCTCTACCTTGCTCATCCCGGCAACGATACGGATCATCTGCTCACGCTCGAAGATTAGGTGATCGTCAGCTGGGATTCCTGCATGGTCTGATACGGCTTTGATATATTTTTCCGTATGGTTTTCCTTTGGTGGCGCCCACCGGGTTATCATTTGGCGGATCGTCTCCAGCCGGTAAATCCGATAGTAGGTTAGCAGCGTCCGAAAAATGGCACGGTAGCCGTAAGCCATCGTTTTAAAGTACTTAAACTCCTTATCCGGGCTTGGCCTTACCTCGCCCTGGAACAGGTCGCTGTTGATCCGGATATTCCCCGGATTGTTGTTTCTAAGGCCACGCGGCAGTTCTTTATTATTATTATTCTTCATATCTTATTCGTTGTTTAACCTGTGGTAAAAATCAATCTTGATATCGTCATAAACCGACGACACATTTGTATAGGCACGGTTGTCGTTGGGGCCGCTCTCATTGTATATCTCGCTCTCCACGACCAAAGCGACCTTTTCCACCCATTCGGGGGACGTGTAAGTTGACAATTTCTTCCCCCTGTAGGTAAAACTGTCGAAACGGCTGTTTCTATCCTCATATATATTGTGCAATAAGCCCCGGATTTTCTTTGCCGTCGCTTCATGGTCTACAATATGGTTCTCTTTCCTGACCCTCTTTATTATTTCAAGGACATGGTATTTCGCCAAATCAAAATAAGCCCCGGAGATGTTCTTGATACGGAGTTGGGTTTCCGGCCGAAGCCCTTCTGTCATTGAGGCTAACATCGAGTTTTGCGCCCTTGTCTCCTCCAATAGCTCCTCCATCGTGCCTTTGTTGTCTTTGATGATAGTGTTGATGATGGATTTAAACCACTTAAAGCAGGCTATCATAAGCCCGGCGGACAAAATAAGAAAAAAGGCGGCAGTAATTGCCATCATCCCAAAATCACTAATTCCCTTTGCAGTCGTTACCGCTTCTTCTATTCCCATATCTTCAATCTTTTTTAAAAGAGGCGGCTATAGAACCGCCCCTCTTCCTATATAACCTAAACTTAATTTGTCTCTTTTGCCTTGAATAAAGCTCCGATAGCCTTAACAACGTCGTAAAATCCGCAACCGGACAGACCGGCAGCTACACCGTATATCAATACCTGCCACCATACATAACCGTCAAGCAGCGGTGTCAACTGCAACGCCCATGATAC